ACACATGAATAGGAAGTGGAAGTAGCATGTTCTTCTAAAAGACCTGATAAGTAGTAAGACCGTTCTTGCGAAAACTTTTCTCCTGAATAATCTTGTGGTGTAATTGACGAAACATTCTTGTTTATCGTTAGATACATTGGCTCATTGTCAAATGAAGAAAAAGCATACTTGCTTAAAGCACCCTCGGCAGGATATGAACCTGCTGATACAAGGGTAAACACATTGTCTACCAACGCACCATTCATTAGGTGAACATTACTACCATTTTCGCTATAATCTCTGTGTATGGCGAGATAATCGCCTGATAATGAGTACCCTATGATACTTGCACTGTCTTGCCCTGATAAAGTATAAAAAGTATCTCCAATATATGTTGGGTCATCAGAAGCACTATGCCACTGGGTATTTCTTAGGTCTGAATTACCGCTTACGATAACCCTGTTCATTGAACCACTCAATCCATACAAAGTACAAATTGTGCATTTATTTATTTTGTCTGCGTACCCTGTTACTGTTTTGCTATATTTTATGTAAATGTTATCAACCCCAACAGCAGGAGTTTCTTTAACAGAATCAAAGATAATAGTTCCAAGAGTTCTGTTTACAGTAAACTCTGTATTTTCTGTTAGTGTTAGGAATGTTCCATCTGCTTGTAGTGATTTTACAATAACGGTATCACTATTTATAGAAACTGCGGATAGTTGATACGTTTTATCAGTTCCGTTCCCCAAAAAGTGTTCCTCTCTCCAATTTGAAAGAAGGTTAACCGATTCATAAATAACACCACCGCCTGTTGGGTTTCGTGAAATAAGGATTGTTGGTATATAGCCAGTTACTTCTGCAATTGTTGAACCGTCATACACCCAATATTTAGCACCGTCTAAAATATACAAGTTACTATTCATTTGAAACGATACAGAAAACCCATCATTTCCTGTTACACCTAAGTCGGTAGTTGAAGGAGTTTCTCCAAGTACAGCTTTATAATATTTAGTTCCTGAATGAATAATATAACTTGCGGAACTATCTGCTAATCTCAAAACATGAATACCATTAATATCATCTGTTAATTCAAAGATTGTTTCATATCCCATTCGCTTTACATTATGACCTGTGGTTTCTCTAATCATATTAGGACAAGCAGGACTACGATTTAATCTAACCTTAGATGGTGCATTGCGTTGGTCTGTACCATTAAAGTTTTCAATTGATAGTTGATATACAGTTTCTTCTGATGGAATACTAAACTTCATTATAACCACCCACTATCGTCAACAAATTGTGCCTTTCCATGCGTTTCCATAGCAACTAATTGTTCTTTTCCTGCTTCATATTGATTCCTAAATTGAGTTGCCTTAGACGGAGATTCTTCAAAATATAATTCACTTGCCATATATAAAGGCAATAATGCCTCTACTTCTGGGTCTAATCCCATATCTGTATCAATCGGTGTATCAGCTGCAATAGTTTGTGGATATGCAAAGTAATGTACTATCCATTTGCCTGATTGTGTTCCGTCTAATACTAACGTTGAATCACCTTCCCAAAAGTAATCGTCAATCTTTAAATATGGGTTTTCATGTACTATGTCAACATGATTAAGTTTATAAAAATCTGTTACAAGTTCGTTGAAATTATACTTTCTGCTTTGCGAATATCTCCATACTTTAGAATCTGATTCAAACTTAACTCCATAAAGTGCAACATTTGTATATTGATATGGATAATCACCAGAAAACACAATCCTTACATCTGCATCTGTTGGGTTTGAAATTGTACCTTTATAATTCGTATAAGCTTCATTTGAATGTGTAATTATCGTATCAAGAACATTATCAACATATATTTCGACTTCGCAAGGATTGTCTACATCAAAGGAATAAGCATAGGCTACTGCTGAATACTCTATACCATCATTCAAATGTTGATAAATTGAAGTTTTATCACCTAATAGGTTCTCAATAGGATTTTGCAATATTTCATAGCTTTTAACAATGTATTTACCTGCTGTTGATAAATCACGCAACCCACGATTACCTGCTTCAACTATTGCATTTAGATAGTCCTTTGTGTTTCTATTAGGAGTTAATGAATTATATGATGGGTCTATCTTTTTTAATGTGGTAAGTTGTATTTCTCCCCAATTCATATTATTTCCCCCTTTATGATATTGAAAATAGGGGAGTGTTAACCCTCCCCCAAATTTTAATTAAGTGCGACTACTATTGAAGCATCCTTTGTAGCAGAACCTACAACAAGAATTGCTTTAGTTGTTGCTAAAACTGTTCCTGTATCAGTAGCTACATTTTTAACTGTGTATGATTCACTGCCAGAATTGTAAACGATAACAGCTTTATTAGCAGCAAGTCCAAGAGTCAAAACTTTACTTCCAACTGTCATTTTAGCGACTATAATTGGAGTCACTTTATCGGCAGCCACAAGTGCATAACTATCATCTTTTGAAATCTCCGCACTTGCAGACAGTGTTCCTATAAGAGAACCAGTTACATCGCCAACAAAATTGCCTGTGAATTTTTCTGCGGTTACTTCCGTAAAATTAGTTTGTTCACTCATTTATCTATTCTCCTTTCTTGTTATTGGGATTTTCAGGACATTTGGGTTCATGGTTTACAAGACCTATATTAGCTTTACAATCTCTACCACAATACTGACAGATAAACTTTTTGGGTTCACTCTTTGGTTTATCTTCTTTTACCAAAGGTTCTGCGACTTCTGTTATCTCAATATCTTTAATCTCTTTGGATTCCAAAGGAGTAATCGCTGTTTCGTTATAAACCTTTTCTAATGATTTATCAGTAAAGCCTATCATGTGTGAAACCATTGAACCATCTTCGTTCTTACTATCAACCTCAAATATCCTATTCCCTTCAACAAATGTTTTATCATCTTTCCATGTAATCATAGTTACTCTCCTTTAAGGAGGGGGGATTTCTCCCCCCAATTAAATTAAGACAAGGTTGTACCTGATGTTGCACCACCTAAAATAGCACATCTCCAATTGAAACAACCTGCACTGAATCTTGTATAACCGTTCCATACAAGGTTACGAGTGTTAATATCTATTTCGTTCATTACATCAAGTTCTTCTCTGTTATAGAATACCAATCCTTGCAACTCTTTGTTTGCTTCGCTTGAAAGCAAGATGTAAGGCTTAGTTCCACTTGCAGCTTCCCAACGGTGGTTAACTACAAGATTCCATTTATTCTTTTGGGTATTTGCATCATTGTTAGCACTACCAACAATATTAGAAGATATGATTATCTTTCTAACGGTATCTTCCATATCCCAAACATTTCCTGGAACTACAATAGTATCAAACACATAGCCTGTGTTATGTTTACTATCGTTCTTAAAGTTTCTGCCCAAGTTAGCCAATCTCATAAGCATCTGCGAATCTGAACCAAGTTCATTGGTAAAGACATTAGATTGAGTAGCACCACCTGATTTAGAAAGATGAGCAGTTGAGAATAAACCCAAAGCATCGCCTGTGGTTTTATCAAAAGTCTGACCTGCATATGCGAATGTAGTTCCTTCTGTTGCAAGAAATGCTGTCGCAAACTCTAGTTTAGACCTTTTATAAGCCTTAACAAAGTTAGCGGCTGCAATTTTAGCTGTGTCAATTTCGCCATCTTTAATCATCTGACGGGTAGTTGTGAAGTTCTTCATAAATTGGGTATGCACGACTAACTTTGCATAACCTTCGGTTATTTCGTCATTTGCTGCAACTCCACCTTCGCTTACAGGTGCAAAGTTAGCAAACTCTGTCATTCCACCAACTCTCTCTCCAAACTTCTTAGAAGTCTTGAGATTAAAAATGGAACTTAATACTTTGTCATCATCACTTTTTCCTGTGTCTACATCATTTATAATCTCGGTTAAAACTCCTTCAACTGCTTTATACAGAGAATCATTTTTACCAGATAGTTTTGAAAATACTGCCATTGTTTATCTCCTTTCTTATCTACCTGCTACCACTGGGAATCTAACTAAAACTTCTGTTCCTGTTGCACCACTACCAAGCAAGTCTACAATTTCACAAATGCCCTTAGTGGTAGTTGCAGTAACCTGTAACAAATCGGTATGAGCGGTTACGCTTGTGCCAATAACACCTGAAGAATTGTCAGCTTGTGACGGAACTCTGAATATCATGTCAGGGTGGATTCTATATACTGGAATAGGTTTCATGCCTGTTGCAGGTGCTACATAGTCAGCACCACAGATAAACTTTTGTGTTCCGTCTGTGTCTGCCCCTGCTTTTGTTACTGCACCACTGGTTATTGTTAAGACTTCACCTGCGGTGTAAGTTTCACTTGCAGTTGTTGGGTATAATTCATAACACTCAAAGTTAGGTGCAGATAATACCCTCTCTAATTTAAAAGCCATATCTTATTCTCCTCTCTGTCTTTTTAATACTCGATTATATCTTTCTTTGAGTTTACTAATTGGTTCATCTGGGAAACTTTCCTTGTAATATTCTAACTCTGATTTTGGTATTTCTACCATTCCATCGTTTGATTTATCACCAGTATTTATTCCGTTTAGATGTTCCTTAGTATTTTCTCTTGGTAAAGATTGTGATTTATGTGTTAGTTTGTATGCTCTTGATAAGCTTACTCCATGATTTATTACTAAATCGTCAAAATCGGAATTACCTTGTAAGTCTGCTAAGCTTTTAATCTCTGGGTTTATTTTCCGTATTTCTTGGAGTTCTTTATCCATAGCAGTTTGTAGTGCTAAGTTCGCTGCATTTTTAATAGCAGGGTGTGAGTTAATCCTTTGCTCTATTTCTCTATCAAAGGCTTCTCTCTCTGACTTTACTTCTTCGGGAGTAATCTCTCGTTGTGCGGCAATAAGTTGGTCTGATATTTCTTCGGGTGTACCTTCATAACCATAGAGTTTGGTTGCTTGTGTCAATGTTTCCAACTGCTTTTGCATTAATGCAGATTTAGCTTCTAATTCTGCTGCCTTTTGTTCGGCTGCTCTCTCTTTGGCTTCGGCTTCTCGTCTTGCTGCCGCATACTTTGAATTATCTTCCCTTGATTGAGGGGTTGCGACTTCCTCTGAATCGTCATCTTCGTCAATTTCTTCTTCGTCATATTCTTCTTCGATGATTTCTTCTTCCGCATCTTCTGGAGAATCTACGACTTCCTCCTGTGTTTCGTCAAAAACATTTTCAGTTTCATACATAATTACTTTCCTTTCGGTATACGTTCCTCAACGATTATTTCCCCTTTGGGGAATGTTAGTGTAAGTCTTGCTTTGCATCGTGGGCATATAATTTCAATAAAGCCTTTACAGCTTTGTTTGAACAATAGTCTGTTACATCTTGGGCATCTCAATGGTATCATATTAGCCTCTCACATCGTCTTACAGCGGCTTTCGTTACTCTTTGGTAGTAATCTTAGGCTCGTGTTTTTTACCGTCTAATGTGAAGGCTTTTTTGTAGTCTGCACATTTTGGATTCATACACACATAAACATATTTAGTAGTATCACCCGATTGGATTACCGAGTCCACCATTAGTTCCGTTGCCTTGCAAATTTGACATATCATTTGGCATTCCCCCTTCTAATAATTGCTGTTGCATTTGTTCTTGCATTAATTTCTGTTCTTCAACTTTTTTCTGCCATCTTGCTACTTGCCTTTTGGCATTTGGATAATTCATGGTTTCTCTGTCTTTCCAGAACTGTAATATACTTGCAGGGTCGGTTATTTCCCCATAAAGTCCTGATTTGAAGTCAGATTCCATAGTTTGAAGTACATATTGACGGTTTTCAGCACTACTTCCTTGTGAATCTGTGGTAAATGTAAACTCATCATTGTAGTACCAGTTACCGTATTCATCAAGTTCCAAAAAGTCATACCGATTAAATGCACCTTCAATGATTTCGCCTTCTTCGGTTTGGGTTTCAAATTTTCGTGGCTCGTCTGCATAAGCAAGATTGTACTGGAATATCAACCTATAAAGTTCTCCGTATGCACAATTTTTCATTACTGACTTACTTTCCTGTCTACCTAAGGCTCTCTGTACTTGAATTTCTTTGGCTACACCAGATTTAGCGGTGGTGTCTGCCTTGCCTTGAAATGTATCGGATACTCCAAGTACTGATTTTGCTGTATTGTATAAATAACTCAATGTGTTCATGTCATTTTGAACATCAAATGTTATATTTACAACACCAATCATACTTGCATCGGCAGGATTTTCAAATTCTATTATCTGTTCTGTATTTGAAAAGTTGAAATTGATATTTTTAGGCTTTTTCATAATAGAACCAGCCTTCATTAGTTTACTTATCATTCTTGTTGAAACTTTATTCATGGTGTCTTGAATTTCATATATCATTTCTGCATCGCTATCACCTATAAACTTTTCAGAAGATGAAACATTCTTTCTAACAGAAATAGGGAAGCCATTAGGAAAGTAATATGGAATCTTTGTCGGAATTTGGTATGGTTGGCTTTCTACCGTCATAGCAGGTTTTTCGCCTATTACATTCATTTTATCGTCAAACTCTTGCTCGTATACAGGAACTTCAACGATATTTCCAAATTCGTCTAAGTCTTGTGTCATGGCAGGCACCTGAACATCTTGTTGCAAGAAGTTTCCATCTTCGTCTTTCGCCCAACTCATTCTTGGTATTATAACTCCATCAGAACGGATAATATCTTCTGCAAGTTCTTCAAATTCAAGGTTTCGTTTCTCAAACTTAGTAGAACCACATTCGCATTTATTGCCAGACTTTGTAAGTCCACATTTGGAACATACCTTCTTGCCTCTTTGTTGGTATTTGGGGTCATCTATTATATCTGTCTGACCTACCCATGAATAACAACCTATGGTGTTTCCATTACGATAAAAACAATAGTGCTGGGTTATCATATCATTGTTTACATCTGTTCCCTTTTCGGAATCCATTGATTCATCTGCTACATCAATACCAAACTTTTTCTTGATAGAATCTTTGGTTACTTCAAAATCAAAGAAACAATAATCCATGTATTCCTTGCGGTGTATGTTTGTTTGCGGAATGAACTGCATGGCATTTATCATTCTTACATTTACAGCACCAACTGTATCATGTGTCTTTACAAGGTTGTTCCATTCGACAAAGTATATCTGCCCTCCTAAAACCCTTGTGGCTCTCTCATCTTCATCGTTACCTTCTGATAATTTTAGCCTTTTAGCTTCAAACTTACACATATCTTCTATCATTCGGGCAAGTTTTTTGTTCTTCTCCGTTGGAATGTTAGCCTCAACCTTTGGCATTGGAATTTGTGAATCAATGGTAGTTTCAATCAATTCCTTTGTAACATTATAAAGAGTGGTTGTTGCCTTTCCAGATTTTGGCTGCATTGTTCCGTCATATTGGCTTTGCGACCTACTCATTAACGATATTTGTTCTGAATATGCCGCCTTTGCATTTTCGTATTTCTCTACCCATTTTTCGTTGCTTTTCATTTATCCACTCCTAACTCATAAAGCAAAGATTCAATTTTGTCTAACCTTTTGGTAATGCTTGATAGTTGGCTTGTTAATTCAAACTCCAATGTTGTCATCCTATCAGAACTTTTGTAATAAAGCATCTTATTTTCTTTTCGTAATTGCTCTATCAACTCATTTGTTGATTTTACCGAAATGTTTATGGAGTTTACTATATCTTTAATTGTTTGAATCATGCGATTCTCCTTTTAGGTATTCCGCCCCACAGTCGTTCTAAAAGTTCCCTATCTTCTATTTTAGCGTTTTGATAGTCCTCATACATTGAGTTGGTAACATACACTTCTTTGTTATTCTCTGACTTTGATAAAAAGCTCTGTTGCTCTCTACATTCGTTTGCTATCATATCACTCATCAACATATCATCGTGGTTGCCACTCATTGCATCGGCTTTGTTTCTGTCGTTATAAACAAATGTCATGGCTTCCCTTAATGTAGGTATGTCTGAAAACAAGTGGGTGTTATCATTTATCATTGCTATCTCTTTGTCTATAATTATCGGTCTTGTGTTAGGGTCTGTCTTAAACCCAAACTTTTCTTCTGTTGCCTTTGTATACATATCGTATTTTCGTCTTACATATTGTCTTGGGTAGTTTAGTCTTTGCAGTTCCTCAATAGGTGCAGTATTGAAGTTTATCTCTATTGAAATTAAAGCATTATTGAAATATACTCCCATAGCATACATCTGGTGCGTGAATGGTTTACTCTCTGACAAGTCCATGTGCAGTGTAGCTACTCTTTGTCCTGTGGTGTTCTTTATAACTGTTCCTGCGTAAAAGTCTTTACCTTCACCCTTTGTATCTCCACCTATTACATAAGGTGTGTCTGGAATTGATTCTTGATATATCCTTACATAGTTCCTTTGGTGGCTCTCTACAAACACTATACTCTCATTCTTGATTCTGTCTTGCTCATTATATTCAAAATGGAAGTACCCTTCCTTATACGGGTGTTCCCTATATCCTTTCTCTAAATCACGAATCCTTGCCATTATCTTCTCATTATCAAAAACAGGTCTACCTGATAAAAGAAAGGCTTCTTCTGGACAGTTGTGTGTATGTATTCCATTTGCATCAAATTCAGGCTTTCCATCTACCGTTAAATTGTATGTCTGTTCAAAACCATCAAGTTCAATAGATGTTATCAAAGACGCAAGTTCATTTTTGGTTGCTGCTTTTGTTTTTGGATAATTTGTCTTTGCTCGTTTTCTTCTACTTATAAACTTAA